TTGAGCAATTGCCAGCAGAATCCGTAAGTAAATTGCTTGTTAAGTTTAATAAGGATTACGAAATAATTTAAAATTAAAGCTATGATAATAACAAAGGAAGGCGAAGAATACCAAAGCCTGCTAAGGAAAGTAGAATACTTAGAGAATGTTATAAGGTATTCTAAGTACTATGCAGGGTGTGATCTCATAGAAGAAAAGACTCCTGAGTTTAAAATAGGCCAATGGGTAGTACGCACTGTTGGCAAGAAAGCAACAGGTCATGAATTAGGCCGTATATTCAGGATAGACCGAATGGATTCTAAGAGTCAGATATATGCCGATGACGGGACTTTTCATTTTGCTTCTTCACTGAGGAAGGCTAAGATTAATGAAATACGAGAGTATTTATTTGGAGAGGCATGGAAACGTGGCTTTGTTAATGAGTTTCGGTTTGTGTTGTATGGATATGCTAAGTATACTCGTAAGAAAGACTACTTTGCGGATTACAATAGTGATGATGATTCTCTCTTAGTAAATGTAAAAGAAGTAGACTGTCCTGTTGCTATTTATCATCAGGGCACATGGGCAACGCTCGTAAAGGAAAAGAAAGAACTGCCTAAGACAAAAGAGCAACTATTTGCAGTTTTAGATGCGTATTATGTGTCGGGAAGGAGTACTTCTGATTTCGTTAATGATTTTATGGATTAATAGGGAAGCGAAGGTTTTTATCTACGGAGCCTGCTAAAGTTAAAATTAGTAGGCTCTTTTATTTTCTGTATCTTTGCATTTCAAACAGAGAACAGTAAATGGCTAAGAAAAAAAATAGCAAGCCTTCTATTTTTGATTCACAAGATGATGGTGTAGAGAATTTCGGAGTAGAAGTAAAACCGGAAAATGCTGTTGGGATATTTATGGAGTTAGGCAAGTTGCCTGATGATTGGTGTCCTTATGGGGTAGGTTACATGCCTGAGAGGTCAAAGTTTATAGGAGATGAAGAACCATATCCACATAAGCCTAAGCAATACAGAGAGTGGGAAGTGATCAATGATGGAGACCCTGATTTAACGCCAATCTATTTCACACTACCAAGTCCCCCTAAAGATTTAAGTCTTATAGACAACTACGGATTAGAACCAGACGAACAGTACTTTCGCCGTCTTGAGATACCTAAAAAGCTAAAGATATTAGAGAAGAAGTCTATGGATGCTCTTTATGCTATAGAGAGAAGAAATAGACAGGATACTATTCAGGGGTATAAGATTTATTTAAAGTATTGGGAATTATTTGAGAGTGAAGTTGAAAACCTTACAGTAGAGATTGAATGGCTGAAGAACGTATGGTGGTATAGAAAATATGGGTATTGGTTCTATAATGATGGAGAGCCAACCTATCTTCCACCTGATTACTTTGACTTTCTTAACTTCTATTTCATTGACGAGGCTCAGTGTTATCCTGAGTACCGTGATGACAGGAGGAGAGTTCATTGCTTCGCACGTTATCTTGAGAGTTGTACGGAGACATTTGTAAACATAGATGCTGAAACCGGAAAGGCAATAAAGGGAGAAGATGGCAAGTATGAGATGATAGACCTTGGTAGGCGATTATTTTTCGGAGATGCGGAGCCCAAAACTCGTAGAAAAGGAAATACGCATGAGGCTACTGGTAAGATACTTAAAGAGTCTACAACCCGAAGATCATACTTCAGCACTATCATTTCTTTTGAAGGGAATAACGCTCAGATTCACTACACCAAAAAGCTATTACCTGCCTTTGATAGACTACCGATGTGTATCAAGCCCATGTGGGAGGGAAGTAGGCGGCCTACTGTACTAAGACTTGATGCGCCCCCTAATGTATACCATGCAAGAGGACTTGGAAGTGTCGTAATGTTCAGTGATTCAGGGGGTTTGTTTAAAAATGAAGGAGACCGATTAAATGGATTACTGAATGATGAGCAGGGCAAAAAGTCCAATTTAGGTGTCAACATTTTTGAGAGATGGAACATTAACAAACTGACCATGGCAACAGGGATGGGGCTGAACATACTTGACGGTGTGTATGTTAAGAACCCTTCTACTATCGAGGAGATGGAGAGTTTCAGTGATCCATACTATCGAATGTGTATGATGTCGTGCTTCTATAATCGCATTCCACATAAGGGACAGACAGCATCTGGCTTTGCAAGGGTATTCATGCCAGCTTATTTTGCTATGGAGGGATTCATAGATAGATTTGGTAAGTCAGTATGGGATACTCCGACTGAGAGACAGATAAGACTTACACCCTATGCTATCTTTGCTAAGAGTAAGAAGGGTGCAAGGCAGATGTTTCAAGCAGAGAGGGATGCGTTGATAGCTGAGAACACACCACAGTCACTTGAAACTTACCGAAGTATCAGACGTAAGTCTCCGTTTAATTGGGCAGAGTGTTGGCTTGGGACGGCAGGGTCGGTAGGATTCAATCTTGTCATACTTGATAAGAGATTGGGAGAGATTAACAGAGAGAAGTCTTTTGATAGGTTTCCATATAAGGTCGGTAATCTTAGGCGCATTGGCAATAAGGATAGCAATGTTGTCTTTGAGGAGGAAAGGGAGAATGGCAAGTTTAAAATATCTATGGAATTAGCACCTGAGCTTACTAACAGGCGCACTCAGGAGATGGGATTTGATGCTTCAAAGGGAATGTTTGTACCAATGTGGAAACCCATAGGTGGAGATTATTTTACTCTTGGGGCAGACCCGTTTCAGTATATGAATAAAAACCTCGCTAAGTTAAGCATGGTTAAGTCACGACAATCTGATGGAGGGATAGCTATACTATATAACAATGGCAAGGAGAAGCACTTTGTATTATCTTACCGTAACCGTCCTGCAAGTCAGTACGAGTATATGGAAGATGCTATTATGGCTTGTCAGTATTTCTGTTGTATGTGTTATCCTGAGACTAACATAAATGATCTGTGGAAGCACTTTATAGAGAGAGGCTATGGTGGGTATCTCTTATATCAGATAGATATTAAGACAGGGAAGCTGAAAGACAAACCAGGAGAGTTCACGGGATTAGAGACAAGGGATGGATACTTCACCGCCGTAAAGGACTACATTGAATTCTATGGAGCCTACGAATGTCATGATGATATACTAAAAGAGTTCAGAGATATTCAGGGGCCAGATGACATGACTCATAAAGACTTATTCACTGCTGCTGCATTAGCTTTACGAGGTGACATGACAAGATACAGACAAGTAATGGAGATGCAAAATAGCAGGACTATTGACTTAGACGGCATTGGGGTTTTCAGAAAAAGAAGGTTCTAATGAATTTTTGTACCTTTGCATAAAAATATTAAAGGATGGTTCCTCAGCTTACGAAATATTCTACTAATGATTACGACTTTCCTATACGGAGCATAGACCCTCGTAAGAAAGATGGGAAGTATTGCCAGAAGTGGGCAGAAGGTATTTACAGCAAATTTCTAACAGGAAGGACAGCATGGGGAGTCAATGCCTGTGATGATTTTAATACGCTAAGGCTGTATAGTACGGGACAGCAGGATGTCGAGCAGTATAAGAGTTTTTTAATGGATTCCGGTTCTGATACTGATTCATCTACTACGGGAGCGTGGGATAGCCTCCCCTTAACTCGTGAAGCCCGCAGGTCTGGCTGGTATAATATTCTGTTTGAGAACCTTAGTCCTTGTCCGAAAATTTTATCATCCATCCACGGAATGTTCGACAAGATAGACTTCAACCTATATGTCGATACCATAGACAACAAATCACAACAGCTTGCAGAGGACAAAGCATTCCTAAAATTATTTGAATCACAGAACCTTGATTGGCAGAACCTATATAAACAAAAAGCAGGAATTCCGGTAGATGAGAATACGTTCTTTCCTAAGTCTATTGAGGAATTCAATATGTATAAAGCTAAGGGAGGGTATAAACTTAACGTGGCTATTGCCATGCAGAAGATACTCCGACATTCCTTTGACATATCTAAATGGGATAGCGTAGTAAGAAAGAAGGTTATTGATGACTTGGTATGCATAGGCTATGGGGCGGTTAGGGATTATTTCGATAGCGAAGATAATAAATGGAAGTGTAAATGGATAGACCCCGCAAGGCTTGTCATACAGTTCTCAAATGAATACGACTATTCTGATTCTGAATATGCAGGGTACTTCTCTAACTGGACTATCTCTAACTTAAAGACTAAGCTGCCTGATGTACCGGAAGATAAATGGAAAGAACTTGCCGTTGATACCTATGGGAAGTATGGTAATCCTTCAAGTAATTGGGATACCTTCTACAGCTTGCTCGATCCTGCTACCAATGGGTGTAGGTATGACGGCTTTAAAGTCCCTGTTTTTGAAACTGAATGGATAGACACCGACACGAGTAAGAAGCTATACTACTCAAGTAAGTACGGAAGAAAGAGCATACTGCCATTGGGATTTGATTCAGAGGTAAATGAGCTTACTGAGAAGCAGAAGAAGGCAGGAGCCTCGCAAGAGGTAAAGAAAGTATTCAAGAGACAGCCTTATCAGTGCTCTTGGGTGGTTGGTACAGATTACGTCTTCGATTGGGGGCCAGTACAGATGGCATCCCGCAAAGGCTATTCAAAACCACAGTTAAGTTTCCATGTAGAACAACTCTTACAGCCGTCAATAGTTAAAAGACTAAAACCTATTCTTGATCAGATAGAGATAACATGGTTACGTCATCAGAACTCTATGGCTATGATGATAGAGAGAGGGTATGCTGTTAATATGACCATGCTTGGGAATGTAACT